ATATTATACCATGTGTATAATGTAATCGGCATTTATCACATGGTATAATATATTTTAAGTTATCAAAAAAACTTTCATAAGTTTTTTTTTGTTCAAATGTTGGATTTTCCGGAAAATTTAGAGCAATTGTATGAATAAAAAACCATAACTTAGGTCCCCATACTGTTGGATCCATATATATATATATATATATAAATTAATATTTGAATTTATACAAAATATTTTAAAATAACTTAAAACATATTTAATGAAATATTATTAGAATGAATCAAAATACATTATATTGTGGTAATTGTGGTAAATATGGACATGTTTATAGAAAATGTTTAGCACCTATTATAAGTTCTGGAATACTATTATTTAAAAAAGACAATAATCATATAAAATATTTATTAGTTCAAAGAAAGGATACATTAGGATTTGTTGAATTTATGAGAGGAAAATATAATTTAGAAAATATAAAATATATAAACAAACTATTTGAAATTATGACAGAAAATGAAAGATTGTTATTAATAAATTCAAGTTTTGATTATTTATGGAATAAATTATGGATGAAGAAAGATAATAAACAATATCATAATGAATATGATAGTTCAAAAAAAAAATTTAATTTACTTAAAAAAGGGGTTTATATTAAAAATAATTTAATATCATTAAATACGATTCATAATAATAATAAAGTTATATGGTATACTCCTGAATGGGGTATACCTAAAGGTAGACGTAATTTAAAGGAATCAAATTTAGATTGTGCTATTAGAGAATTTGAGGAAGAAACAGGATTAAAAAAAACACAATATAATTTGATATATCAAATTGAACCCATTGATGAATTGTTTTCAGGTTCAAATAATATAAGATACAAACATATATATTACATTGCTAACGCTAAAAATAATATAAATAATTTAGAAATTGATATAAATAATTTTAGTCAAGTCTCAGAAATTAGCAATGTTAAATGGTTTACGTTTGAAGAATGTATGAATATAATTAGAAATTATAGTATTGAAAAAAAAAATGTATTAGAAAAACTTAATAAAATTTTAAATAATTAAAATATTTAAATATATTAATGAAACCCTCTAAATCTAAAAAATCAAATAATATAAAAACAAAAAAACAAGCAAAACGTAATGAAAATAGTCTTTCAAGGAAAAATAGTAAAAAGAGATTGGATGATTTTATAGAAGATTATAAAAAACCTAAGTTTAAATCTAAAGAAGATCTTATTGAAGAATCTAAAAAAGTTTTAAAGAATTTAAATGATAATACTATACGTGATAAATCAGAGTTAGAATTAAGGTATGAAGCTTTATTAATAGTAATGGATTCAAAACTTAAAAAATCTTACAAATCAAATTTTAGTAAAAAATTTAAAGGTTATCCTGATTATGAAGATCCTAATTTTAATAATAAAATTTTTTTAAAAAAAGAATTTAATATTAATAAAATTCCTGAAAACAAAGAGTTAAAGGGTATAGAAAAAGAATTATTTTCTAAAAATTTATGTGATCCAATGTATAATAAAACAGAAGAAGAAAAAAAAATGATTGAATTTAAATTGACTGAGAATCAGAAATTTCTTAAATCTTTTTTATCACCTGATACACCTTATAATAGTATGTTATTATTTCATGGAACTGGGGTAGGTAAAACTTGTTCTAGTATATCTATAGCAGAACAATATAGTCAACAATTAAAAAAATTAAATAAAAAGGTCATAATATTATTAAATCCGAGTATTGAAGCAAATTTTTTAAAAAATATATTCAATATACAAAAAATTATAAATAATACTCCTTATTATCAATGCACTGGTTCTAAATATTTAGATGAAATAAAAATAGATTTGGATATATTTAATAAACTAAATGAAGAAGAAAAAAAAAAATTACAAGAACAAATACAATCTAAAATAAGTAAAATTATTAAAGGTAGATATGAATTTTATGGATATCAGAAATTTGCTAATTTAATAGAAAATATACAACAAAAAATTAAAGAAAAATATGATGAATCTGAATATAATTATTATTTAAATAAAGAATTAAAAAAAAGATTTTCTAATACCGTAATGATAATAGATGAAGTTCATAATATTAAAAAAACAAGTGATTCAAAAGTATTACCTCCATTATTAGAAAAAGTAGTTCAAAATGCAATTAATATGAAATTATTATTATTATCTGCTACGCCTATGTTTGATACAGCACATGAAATATTCTTCCTAATTAATTTACTATTACGTAATGATAATAGATTTACTATTAAAGCTTCAACATATATGAATGTTGATGGCACTATTAAAGAAGGTATGTTAGAAGACTTTAAACGTAAAATACAAGGGTATATTTCTTATATGAGAGGTGAAGATCCTTATAGATTTCCAACAAGAGAATATCCGGATGATTTAATTATAGATAAAAAAGATATGCCTAATATAGATAAAAATGGAAAAAAAATAGATGATGATAATAGAATAAAAGAATTAAAAATAGTTCCATGTGTTATGAAGGATAGACAATTAGAATTATATGAACATATGGATAATTCTAAAGAAACAGGTTCATTCAATCAACCTGGTGTTATGTGTTCAAATATAGTATTCCCAAAAAATAAAGAAATTCGTGACACTAGAACAATTAAATTAGAAAATTTTATAAGTGATAAAGGATTTAATAATATAATTGGAACAACTAAAAATGGTAAGGATATTAAATATAATATTATTGACGATGATTATAAAGATTTTTTTAAATTAGATGTATTGAGCAATTATTCTACAAAAATCGTAGAAATTATTAAAAATATAGAAAAAAGCGACGGGATTGTATTTGTATATTCACAATATCTTAATTCAGGTATTATACCTATAGCATTAGCATTAGAAAAACTTGGTTATTTAAAATATGGAAATGCTCTTACAAACAACAAAGCAAAGTATACATCTAAATATATAATAATATCAGGTGACTCAGATTTATCTGAGAATGCTTATTCTGACTATTTAAAAATACAAGACTTAAATAAAAATGGAGAAAAAATAAAGATAATATTAGGAACACAAACTGCTGCTGAGGGATTAGACTTTTCTTATATTAGACAAGTACATATTTTAGAACCATGGTTTCATTTAAATAGATTAGAGCAAATTATAGGTAGAGCTATTCGTAATTGTTCTCATATAGATTTAGAAGAAAAAGATAGAAAAGTAAAAATATTTTTGTATGCTGCTGTCAAAAAAAAAGAATCTAAAAAAAAATATAGTGAAACTATTGATTTAGATATTTATAGAAATGCTGAGAATAAATCTAAGAAAATGGCTAAAATTGAGTATTTATTAAAAGAAAATGCAGTAGATTGTCTTTTGCATAAACATGGTAATTATTTTGAAAATGATGAAAATGATGAATCTAAAAAATGTAATTATGAAAAATGTAAATATGATTGTGCTATACCAACTGTTGATACAAAATTAAATACAGATACATTTAATCAAAAAATTATTGAAGATAATATAAATGATGTTATGAAAGAAATTATAAAATTATATAAAAAAAATTATTATTATACTATAGATGATTTTATTAAAATTTTAGATAGTGATAAATTATTAATATTCTTTGCTTTAGATAAATTGTTAAATTATAAAGGTAAAATTATATCTAAAAATGGTAGTATTGGAAAAATAATATATAAAAATAATCATTATATATTTGTTAAATATAATAGTAGTAAATTTATATCTTTCAATAACATAAGAAAAATTAATTCTAAGACTAAAAAATATAATAGTTTTAATATTTCTAGAAATAATACATTATTAGAATTGGAAAAACTAAATAATGTTCCAACACAAAATATTAAAAAGTCTTTTTTCTTGTTTGAAGATATTTTAAAAAAAAAAGAAATTATTAATAAAAAAATAGAAAAAATAAAAAATCTATATTCGATTAATCTAAAAGATAAAGAGTTAATAATTCAATATTTAATCATACAATCAATCCAAAAAAAAACAACTAAGGATCAAGACGCACTTATTAGTTCTTTTTCATATAATATATTATATTGTAAAAAAGATTTAATATGTAAATCTATAAAAGATAACGAAATATGGGGTTATAAAATTGCTGATAATAAAAAAATACGTTATATGAAATGTGATTTAGAAAATAAAAAATTTAAAAATGCAAATGCAAATGCAAATTTAAATGATATAACTCAACTTAAAAAAACTGTTATAAAGAATTCTAAAAAACAAAAAAGAGGTGCTGCAGATATTATAGGTTATTATGAATTAAAAAATAATGAACTTATATTTAAAATAAGAGATAAAACTAATCAGGGTAATAATGAAAAAAAATCTCAAATTAAAACAGGTGAAACATGTGAAACTCATAAAAAACAATTTTTACAAAATTATATTAAAAAATTACAAAAAAAACCTTTATTCTCAAATAATAATATTCCTAATAAAAGTATTTTATGTTTAGAATTAGAAAAAATTCTAAAAGATAAAGATTCACAAGATAAAACTTATAGGTATTTATATGGTCCAGAAGAAACAATAGAATATAATTTAAATAAAAAATAATTTATAATTATTTTAAAATTGATTATTATTATTTAAAAAAAATAAATAATAAATAATATATGGATGATCTTTTTATCAAAACGACTATAAATAAATCTTTATCTATAGAACCTAGATACATTAATAACCAAATTAATGATTATATTTTAAAACAATTAAAAGATAAATTTGAAGGAAAATGCCTTAAATATGGATACATAAAAACAAATAGTATTAAAATTATTAAAAGAAGTATAGGACAGGTATTATCTAGTCATTTTAATGGTAATATATTATATAATATTGAATTTTCAGTAGATGTTTGTAATCCATTAGAAGGTGCTATAATTGATGTTGAAGTTAAAAATATAAATAAAATGGGTATCTTAGCAGATTCATCTGATAAAGAATCACCTTTGAATATTTTATTAGCTAGACAACATCATATTGATAATGAAACATTTACAAATTTAAAGATAGGTGAAGCAATACAATGTAAAATTATAGGTAAACGTTTTGAATATGGTGATAATCAAATTTCGGTTATTGCTACATTATATGAAGATTAATTTATTATAATTAGTTTCTTTAGTTTTTTTGTTTAATTAAATTAAATTGCGAATTAAAAAAAAATATTAAATATTATTAATGGGAAAAACAAAAAAAAAAACTATAACCAAAAGTAAAACAAAAAAAAATAAAAAATCTAAAAATAAAGTAGTTGAAATAATTGCTAAAAGATTATTAAGTGATACATTTATGAAAAATAAAGAAGGTGATTATTTTGATGAAAAACATTATGATCATATTGTAGATTATGATTGTGATTGTTATTATTTAGATGAACATAATAATAAAAAAATATTATTTAAATTTAGAAAAAATGTATTTTCAAAGAATTTGTGTCAAATTGCTTTAGATAATTTAAAAGATGCTGCTAAAAAAAAACATGATAATCGTGGAGCATCAGCAGGTCGTATTAATTTAAATAAAATGCCTTCATATGCTAATCAAGCATCACAACTTATTGGTAGAAGTAAATTCCGTGTATTAGCATACAAGTCGAAAATAACTGGAAAAATAGTTAAAAATAGTCTTGGTAATACATCACAAAGTAATATAATTGGATATTATGATAAACGTGATAGAAATTTAGGAGCAAATGCTGCACCTTGTAGAACAACTGCATTTACTTCACAACAAGTTGAAAAATGGGAAAAAGTAATACCATTTATAGAAGCAATTGATAAACAATTTAAAAAATTAATTCCTGAGAATCATAAACTACAATATAATGAAGCTCATAAAACTAAATATGTTATAAAAGATACAGCATTCAGCACTGTAACAATTAATTATAATTGGCGAACTGCTCTTCATAAAGATGCCGGTGATTTAAAACAAGGATTTGGTAATCTAGTAGTATGTGAAGAAGGAAAATATAAAGGTGGATGTACAGGATTTCCACAATTTAAAGTTGCAATTGATGTAAGAAATGGAGACTTTCTTGCGATGGATGTCCATGAATGGCATTGTAATACAAAAATAAAACCTATAGATAAGGATTTTACACGTTTATCATTGGTTGCGTATTTAAGAGAAAAAATGATAAAATGTAAAAATGATAAATAATTTATGTTGAATTATTATATGTTTAAAAATTTAATTTTATTAATAGTTTTATTAGTAAATATATTAATTATAAATTTCACTCAAAAATTAGAATATATGGGATGTAAATGTTCTAAACTATGGTATAGAGATTTTATTAAATATTACTCTATAATAACTTTATTTATGACTAGCAACTTGATATTTTGTAATATAAAAAATACATTATGGAAATTTATACATAATGTTTACTATATTATAGGTCTTTGTAATATCTATATATTGTTTAAATTTAGTCAAGAATTATATGAAAAAAAATGCGAATGTAGTAAATCATGGGAACAACAATTTATTTATTATTATAGTATGTCATTTATATTATTATATATTATAGTAATTGTTGGAATTTTATTTGTTAGTTTGTTTAACAATAGATTGATTTAATCTCCAATAGTTTTCACGTAATTCTTGATTATCTTGTGTTAATATATCTATTTTGTTAGATAAATCATTTATAGATTGTTGAAGTTCCTTAATTGAATCATCTAAACTTAATTCTATACCATTATAATTTTGTGCCAAATTATTTAATGAATCTAATGTTAATCCAAATAGACTTTCAAAAATATCACTAATTAATATTTGTTGTGATAAATTATATGTAGAATTGTAATTAGACATTAATACTATTAATTTTTCTTTATGTAATCTTGTTTTATATCTAATTTGAATATAATTTGCTAGTTTTTCAGGGTTAAGAGACATGTTATTTGGATTTTCCAGATATAATATCTTTTATTACGTAAAATTATAATTCAATTTTACTTAAATGTATGATTACTATCTAACATAATTATTCCTATAATTACTATATTTTTTAATTTTTTATTTAAAAAAAAGATTATATATGTATATATGCTTAATATCAAATATCTAACTAGTGGATTATTAAATACTAATTATTTTAATCAAAATATAAATTTAATAAATACTAATAAAAAAATAGACTATTATAGATTATCTGAAGGTTTTAAAGATGCTAATAATTCATTTATAAATTATGTTACTGAAAAATAATTATAATTTGCTACCACAACATGATAATTCTTCTATATCTTCATCATTTAACATTAAAACTTCTTCGTATGTTGGTATTGATTCTGCTAGAACACCACAATCTACAGGTAAATCGATACCTGTTATAGATTTAGAATTATCTGATAATAAATATATAACAGCATTTGCTATATCATTTTTATCAGCTAAATTACCTAATGTATTAGAATTTTTTAAAGTTTCATTTATTATATTGGTTTTTAACATAGGTTCGGTTAAAGCTGTATTAGTAAATGTAGGAGAAACGGCATTAACTCTTATAGGAAATTTTAATTTTATTTTTTCGTTTGCTCTTGCTAATTCTACAGCAGATTGTCTAACTAATCCCATAACTCCATGTTTAGAAGTTTGATATGCTATATTTGAAAATAATGATCCTGTGCTTCCATAAATACTTTTAATACATACTATGGATCCATCTGATATATTATTTTCAATTGCTTGTCTAACAAAATATTTTATGGCTAAGAAATAACCGTTTAAATTTATATCTATAACTTTTTTATAATCAGTTTCAGAAATATTATGAACATGTTTTTTATTGAAATTTGCTGGTCCAAAAATACCAGCATTAATATCAACACAATTTATCCCACCCGTATCTAAATTTAATTTTGTTTTTCTTAAGTTAGCATCAAATGTTAATAAATTTCCTTCAGTTGTTCTAGCATCAGCCTTCAATACATAAAATCTATTTTTATTAAATTGTTTTGATAATTCATTATTAACTTTATTTGCTCTTTCATCGTTATTAAAATAGGTTAATGTAACATGTTTTGCTCCATTATTCAACATCATGTAAACAACAGTTAAACCTAATCCACTTGTTCCTCCAGTAACAACGCATACTTTATTTTCTAATAAATTAGAATTATAATTAGAATTACATTTATTTTTTCTAGGAATTCTTAAATTATTATAGAAATTATCATTTGCTGAATTTTCCAATATTAATTCTGGATATTTTTTACCATATTTAGTGTGTTTTTTATTTTCTGAAAAATGTGAAAAATCAGATATTATTTTTCGTAATTCAGCTTCTTTCAAAATTAATTGTGTATTTTTGTCATAAATATTAAAGTTACTAGGATATAATATACTATATTTTGCCCATTCATGAATCCCTCCGCCATATAAAATTATATTGTGTTTTTTATAACCTTTATTAATTAATTCTTTTGCATATTTATGTGAAGCACCACACGTATAATTGGCACAATATAAAATTATTTTGTCAAATTTTTTTATATTTTGTTTATCTATAAATGATTTTCCATAAGAATTATTTGTATTTGTAGGGTAAGTATTTAATAAAAAATCATTAGATAATGTATTGACAATTGCTATATTTTTCAAAGAAAACATATTTACAAATGTTTGTGGTGTTATTTCATCATAATTATTACTATTATATAAACTATCGCAACCTATAATGTAGTAAAATAAAATAGCGATTAATATAATACAAAATGAAACACACGTAATTAAATTATTATTCATATAAATTATAATTTATTTTTATTTTAACTATTAATTACGATTATTTAAAATCATTAATTCACAATCATCTATTAATTCGTTTAGTAAATGATTATTTCCTTCATCATATTTTTCACTAAAATTTATATAATTTTTTTTTACATTATTACTTATATTTTTACCATTTAATATTAAATTATAATGTTCATCTAGTATTAAATATTTACTATCAATCATATCCTTTAACATTTCTTGTTTATTTTTAACAACCCATTTATTATTTTGCATTATTTTTACATAATTTTTGTTAACATTTGGGTATTTAATATTATTATTTTCAGGTTTATCGCTATTAAAATGAATCGCTTTTATCATTTTAGGGATTGCTCCATATGGTCCTTTAATTAATTGTGTTTTAAAGAAATCAGTTATATGACTTAGATCTTCATCTCCATAATTATTAATTTTTATATTATTTTGTTGATTAAGTTGATTGCTTTGAATATGGTTAATAGTTGTGTTTCCAGCTTTATCAATTAATTTGTTAACTGTTTTTTCCAACTTTTTAATCTGTTTATTTTTCTCATTTAGCAAATTATTAATATTTGTATTATGCTTACAATAATGGAGTTCATGCCTTCTTTTACTTGGTTTAGAATTAAATTCTTCAAAGCAAAAAACACAATAAAATTTATCAGGAATTTCTGGATTTTTTGTGTTCTTTTTGTGTTCATTTGTGTTCATTTTGTGTTCATTTGTGTTCATTTTGTGTTCATTTGTGTTCATTACCATAGGTATAATAGAATTTTCAATATTGTATAAATGTTTCTTAGTATTAAGGTGTCGATTATAATTTGATTTTAAATTAGAAGAAAAATTACAACAATCACAATTATATAATACCATAACTATTTATAATTATAATATATTTAATTTCTTAAATAAAAAATTTATTCTTTTTTCATTCTTTTTTCATTCTTTTTTCATTCTTTTTTATTCTTTTTTTATTCTTTTTTATTCCTTTTTTATTTTAACACCATAATTTCTTATTAAAAAATATTCTTTTTTTAGTTATTTTTATTCCATTTTATTCTTTTTTGTTTCTTATAATTAAGGTATTGAAGTTTAATATATTGTTATTATTTCCTTATATTTTTATAAAATTTACAAATGAACACAAATGAGTTTTTTTGAGGGGGGGGGGG